TGTGCTTGTTTTGGAAGAAAATTTAATTCTCTAGCATTAGCTTCGATTTTTTGTTTTAACCCTTTTGAAATAAGAGAACCAACGGCATCTGGTTCTATACCCTCTTGATCACAATACCACAAAACTGCTTCCATGTGGGTTATCTTTTTTTCTTTTGCTATATTTTCTATAACTACGGTAAAATTTTTGGGGGTGTTTAACATCATATATATCTCCTGCCATTATATAAGTTGTGGGGTTAACCATGACCCCACACGCACTTATTAGGAAGTGACCCCTGTGTGTTCTCTAGACCAAAGAGAATAAATGGTTTTAATTAGAGGGTCTCCAAATCCACACACTTTCTCCTTTATATTAACCCTTCCGATACGATATGTGTTACAATTCGTTCATGGGGATAAAATCAAACTCGCCTTAGTGCGTTAGTTTGAAGTGGGGTTATTCTGTTACTAGGAAACCCCAAAACCCTGTTCACTTCTTACGCGGAGCGTAGAGCTGCATAACCAGCAGCAACGACCGAGCGTGGAGCTGTACCCATACGATACTTCATATAAGTTTCACCATCATAAGTCGAGGTACGCTTATTCAAGAAGATAGAATAACCTTCTAAACGTAGCCTGCTGATGACCGCACGAACATTCTTAACACCATAACGTGATGTAATCTGCTTAGCGGTTAGTTCTGCACCATTCTCTAGTGCAGTTGCGACCTTAGCGGTCTGGGTAGTAGTAGTCATAAAAAATTCTCCTTATCATGACAAATTTGAATTACCCCATTGGTAATTCTTAAAGTGAGCCCGTTTGGTAACAAGGTGGAACTCATACCCCGTGAGAACCTATGCTGCTAGAGCATACTCCTCAAATGCAAAGTTATCATTCGCAGTTACTATAGTGACCATAAGGTGGTCAATCCACAATTCTCCACTTCTCTATTCACCGTCAGTCGATCCTATTTCGCCCCCAGCATAAACACACGAATTAATTAAAAATGTCATCGTGTTTAATCCAAGCATCACAAGTTGGGCAACCTTCTACTGTATCAGGACAACGTGTTCCAAACAGTTTGTGTATGTAAATCCAACTAATCAACCTATCTAGCATATGCCTTCCGTATGTTTATGGTGGAGGCGGGGGGTATCGCACCCCCGTCCTGCCCGACTTTCAATCCGCATCAACGAACTGTAAGTATATTTATACCACACTGAACACCTTTTGTCAAGGCCTTTTTCATCATTTTAGAATTTTTCTTTACCCGAACAGTAATCACACATTCCTTCATTTTCGTCATGTTCTTTTGAAGTAATAGGACAATCACATACCGGGCAATCTAACATATATGCTCGAATTGCTTGTATCCGTTTATAACTTTCTTCTAAATCTTTAGACCAAACCATCTAATCAGAATCTTTCTTTAAATATTCTTGTTGTGCAAAATAATAAAGTCGAAATTCAGCATTAGCATTATCTTCTTGTTTGATGCCGCGTATAATAGCCCTGCCGCCAGTGCCTAATATTTGTTTTTTATAATCATCAAGTTTTTCTTGCATTTCTTGACTGTAAGAAATTTCATAGGATATGGGAACATTTTTTCCTTTTACTACAACCCAAAGATAAATAACCTCTGACTCTTCTGCGACATGGTGATGAACTACAAAAAACTCTTCAGGCAACTCTTTTTTAGTAGGAGTTCCTAGAAGATCGGTATATGTATAAATTACACTCGTTGCAATAAAAAGTGATAAAGGAATAAACACAATTAACCATGCTTTTCTTTTTAACAATGTTATCATTGTTCCTAAACATAACACTACAAAAAACACCATTGTAAGAAGTATTATGTTGAGTTCCATTATTAACATTATCGTTTTCCCTGAGGCTCAAGCATTGGCTGATCACTAGGCTCGCGAGATTCAAACTCACCCCGAAGTCTGGTCGTGTTTATAAAAAATTTCTCAATCGTATTTGTTTTAATCATATCTCCCTTTAGATTGAGTGTAAAACGCCGCACAGTAAGTTCTTGACCATGATGGGTCAATAATATATTTTCTTCCCATAACAATTTATAAGGATTTATTCTTAACAATGTAATTTTAATTGGAATATCATCACCACTACGTTTTTTATACGCATGTACATTAACAATATATTCGCCCTTTATCCATCCACGAAATGTAACTACTTCTCTATTTAATTCTATAATTTGTCGTGTTCCATCTGGTAAGAAAATAATATCATTGACTTGACCAAGATCATCTTTATCTAGATGCATCAACCCTGCAACTTTATTTTTAAATGATAAAAGATTTTTTACAGGGTCTTCTATCCATATGTCAATATCGTCCTTGGATTTATCACCCCATTCAAGTGTTACGATATACTCTGCTTTTCTTTCAATCTCTGATTTCTTTGGAATTGGATTAATCAACATCAATGCAAGAATAAACATACTGATAAAAGCTAATAGTAGAATGAACAAAAAATCTACAAATGCTAAATGACCACTCCTAGAATACATTATATTTTATATTCCTTTTACCTTCCCATACACTGTCAATTGAACTTTAAGAATGATTGTTGAAACTAATCCTATTAGAGTAGTATTTAATGCGGTAAATAATCCCTGACTCATTGAAGATAACGCTAGACGAATACTGTGAGCATCGTTAAATTCAATTGAAGAAAATGTACCTTGCAACATTATCATAAATCCAATAACAGTTCCTAACATACCTAATGTTAATACAACATCAGATACAAACCATTCAACATTAACACTAACAGCGTCTAACACCTTAAATTTATAACCAAGACTAAGCGTTGTTAATACAGTAATCACTGTGATTACAAATGTTATATAGGTAAGGTCATTAGTATATAATGGCACTAACCATCCCATACTATGCGTGATATGTAAACCTGCAACCATCGCACAAACAATCAGCCACCAACAGAGAAAATCTTTCATTATTGAGCCACTTCCTGTTTTGCTGGTATAATCATTTCAAAATTTTGTCCTTGAGTAAGTATACAACTCCTTTGTGTAGAAAAATGTTCAACTACAGCAAACAAGTTATTAAGAGGATTTGCATACAGTTGTATCAAAGATGTTATTGCGCCCATTTGATTTTGATTTGTGCCAAACATAACTGGTTCCATTCCATTCATATCTTGTATATAATTTTGTATTACAAGAGTATTATTACAAGGAACTGTTTTTTGTACCATAACTATTGTGCCGTATGGTGGCTCTTGGTTTTCGTTTATTGGTGGTGTAACTTCTATTATTGGTGTAACTTGTGTAACTTCATTTTTTTCGGGCCACAGCGGAACTGTTTCCACTTGTTCACCAGGCGATTCTATTACTTGAGCATAAACAACTGTTGGAATAAGTAAACAAACAGTTGTCAAAAAAAGTATAAAATTTCCTTTAATTATGGATTGGGCGGCCTGTATTATCTGTCTCATTTTGTTTTTTCCATTCATCAACGGAGTCTGTCAGTGCATCTAAAAAATCACACTTTTGTCTGATAAATTCTTGAACAGTTCCATCTTCTGTTACAACTAAAATTACTACTTGACTTATATCAATTCCTGTTAACTCACTAAACATCTCTGCATATGCAGAACCTTGAATATAGTAATTTTCATTCCATGCATCTGACCGTTCTTTGGTAGAAGTCTTAAAATCTATAATTGAAAGTCTGCCCTTATACTTTGCAATGCAATCAACTCTACCTGCTACCCCATATTTATCACTATATAAACCACACTCTTGGGCATATATGTCACTTATATTCCCTAGGGCATTATTCTTTAATTGGTTAAATAAACACAAAGGAAGGAAATCCTTTTCATGTTTTTTCCATTTCTCAGGATAATCTATAGATACATTATTTAAATAATCTTCACACATATGATGAACTTTAGTGCCTCTTGCAGCTGCCTTTCCCGCTACATAATTTGCCACTTCATCACCCACACGTTTACGCCATTCTACCAATCCTTTTTTATTTCGGATTGATAAAACAGTGGTGATTGAAGGATAATAATTTTCTTGTGGTGTTACATAGAATCTTTTTCGATCTATTGTTATTGTTTCTAGTTTTGGTAACTTCACATATACATGATTAAATATTGACATTACTCTGAACTTCTCATCCTCACTACAAGTCTATCTGCTCGATTTGTTACTTGACGATACCATTTGCTGTCTACCATTTCATCAGCGGCCGCTTCCCAATTACGAGAATCGACACCACGTTTCATGCCTTTAAATTTAGACAATCTAGTATAGCCCATATTGAACATCATATTTGCTATAATTAGCTGTACTTCCAGCGGAAGATCATAAAAGTCATCATACAGTTTTTCACAATCTGAAAGTACCGTTTGTACATCTTCTTCAAATACCTCTTGTACTCTACTGTCATCAACTTCTGCTCCCACAGGCCAACCATATTCAAAATCTTGACTAGTAATTAAGTGGCCGATGCCAAATGTCTCATATCCTAAATGATCAAGATAAATTTTATTTACACAACCTTCATCTCGTTCTAAATCTTCTCTCAATTGATCTACCAATTCATCTGTTTTCATCATTCTATACCTATACCTAATTTAATCTTATTAATAAGATAACTGCGAACAAAGCCACTACGAACAATATCCCCGATAGTAAATTCAGTGCAATTAAATTCATCCATTTCTTCAAGGATTCGTAAGAAGTCATGCAGTCCATTTCTCTCATTTTGCTTTACCAAATCTGTTTGGTCAAAATCTCCACAAAATATAATCTTCGAATCCTGCCCTACTCTGGTAATGATTGTATCAAGCTCATGAAAGTTCATATTCTGACATTCATCTACTATAATGACTGTATTATCAAATGTCAACCCCCTTAGAAAAGAAGTTGATAAAAAATACAGAGTACCTTGACCTTTGAGCCTATCATATAGATTATTAAATTGTTGCTCATTTTGCATTTCAAACATGAATTGAACCATGTTCTGATATGGCACTTGATACAATGAACCCTTATCTTCCTCATCGCCAGGAAGAAACCCAATCTCTCTGGTAGGAATAAGTGATCGAACTAAAACAACTTTGTCATAAGAACTCTTTAAATCCATTACATCTTTTAATGCAAGATATAATGATATAAAAGTTTTTCCTGTACCAGCAGCTCCAAACAAAAATTGGTTCTTACCCTTTTTCCAAGAATCAAAAACTAGTTTTTGATTATCAGTAATTGATTTAATAGTTACTAAATTACTATGATTTATTTCTTTATTTTTTTTATTGCTTGTCATGTTTAATTAATCTTCTACAGGGGCCGGGGGTGCATTTACAGTTGGACCATAATAGCCAGGAGCAGTACAATATTGGCTCGTTGTACGATCTTTGAAGAATACTGACCAATCTGTATCGTTTACAAAAAACCAGAGTGCCAGCCCAAGGCGGTTCACACCGGCCCATGCTAATACCATTTCTTTTTCCTCAGTTTGTTTAATCAGCTCCTCGTAAGTATGTATGCAAAAGAAATTTGGTTGTTGTGTAGTATGCTCTGCAGCTACAACTGAAATGTTTAAAATTATTCCAACAACTACAAGAGAAGCTAAAAATGTGGTAATTTTTTTAATTGGTATCATGGTATATATTTATATCACTCTATGTTTTTTCAAAACATTCCTTGTTTTAATTTCTTTATGAGATTTGTTCTGACCACCATATCTATTAGCTAAAGGACTGCCTGGGTGTGAATTCGCTATCTGTTCCATACGCTCAGTAAACCCACCATCTACTTTAGGTCCAACGCCCATAAGATGATCCCCTGCAATCATAGGTGCAGTTTTCCATGCCTGTCTGATATGTGGACTATTTTCCTTTAGGGCTTCCATATCAGCAATAGACATGAACTCTTCCCATTCCTCACCTGTATTCGTGTTTATAAAATCATAATTTGGCATTAAATTTTATCTCCAATTGATTCGGATCACCGCCAAGTAATGTAACTTTGTAATTAAGATCATAAATTTGTTGACCAAGTTCTACAATTCTAATTTGCAAAAGATGAACCTGTGTTTGCATTTGTGATATTTCTTTCATCCACCTATCTTCAGGCAGCATAGTTGGATTTTCTTCTCTCATTTCACGCAATCTACGCAACATGTAATCATAATAACCTTCCCTAAGCATTTACCCACTCCGGCTTAGTTTTTCGTTTCTAAATTGTGAAACCTAACTTCTCTAATATATAGTAAGTTCGATAGGGCGTGATGGCGTGATAGTAGCTACGACATCTTTCATAACTCTTGACCTACAACTTTTGCAAAATCACCTTTGACATCAATATAATATACATTACGAATACCGACTTCTTTAATCAGTACCTTACATACTTTACAAGGATAACTAATAGCATAACTAAGATTTTTCAAAATACGAACAACGTACAAATCTAAACCTTCACAGTTATCTAATCCTCTTTTAATAATAGCATGTTGTTCTGCATGAAGGAATGGCCACTCTGTCCTGTATCTTAATAATGGATGGGTCTTGTAACTATTATTACCCACACTTATGATATAGTTCTTCTTATTAACCAATACAGCGCCAAGACGATATGAACCTCGCCCTCCACCAACACCTGTTCCATTCATAGATACTGCTTTTGCAGCGACAAAAAATTTAGCTTTCATTTTTCGTTCTTGCTCTCGTTTCTCTGCTTCACGACAAAAACTCTTCACTATTTAAATACTTGTCCCAAAACTCGTCGTAATAGTCGGTTTTGTATGGTTCAGCTTTGTAATAATAATTTATTCCAGACAAATGGTCGCCGTGTTTATTCTTATAATTTTCTATGGCACGATCAAAAATTGCTTGTTCAAATTCAGTGTACACATGCTTCATCTTTCATCTCCACTGCCACCAAGCTTTCCACGTTCCATCCTAGACCGCAACTTGTCAACATTTGCCTGTGCAATCTCTTCTAGAGTTACCCCCAGATCATCTGCAAGTGCAGAGATATACCACAACACATCGCCTAGTTCAAGGCCGACGCCGACCAATGATCTACCGTCTCGCATATGTTTCTTAATTTTCTCTGCAACTTCACCAGCTTCACCACACAATCCAAGTGTAGGATACACCACTTTACAATCTTCTGGATAGATTGCTGTTGAACGTGCAAATTCTTGATACTCATCAAATGTCATTTTGTATCCCATCTATAAAAAATGTGATCCTCTATTTCAATCGTTCTTTGTTTAGTCTTTGCCCAACCCGGCGTTACATAATCTGCATGATAAAATAATGCACCATCTGTGATATCTACAAATGGAAGTTCATTATACAATATTACTTTAACTAAGTCAAGGACTTCTTGATACTTTTCTTTGTTATGAGGAGTATCATTTTTCCCATCACAATACCAAGAAAATTGACATTTGTTTTTGATAGGATAATAAATTCTTTCTTCTGGGTCTAAATCCTTATATTTTTTTGTTTTCCAACTTTCTCTTGTTGGGCCTTGATAAACAACTTCACAAATTGTATTGGGGAAACGCTTATCATTAACACGATTTAATACAACAGCGGTTACACCAAAAAGACCAGCAGTCCCTTGATCTCTGGCCTCATGATACACATTAAGTGCAAGACAATGTGCTGATACGTCAAGACCATCAACAGGCATAATTGTTGCGTCATCAACAGGCACATATGTTGTGGTTTTTGCCGTACCAGATAACAGAGTTGTAGAAATAACTACTGCTGATAAAGCAGCTATGATAAACGTAGTTTTAAATCTCATATTTCATCCAATGTTTTTTCAATATACTCTTTAGCATAGACTCTTCCCCCAAAACCAAATTTTGATTCTGCAAGATCAACAATTTCCTTAACAGTGTACTCAGATTCACCGTCACAAAAGAAGTTATCACAAAACTCTTCAACGTCCATTATCCAGTTTTTCACTTTACCCATTATATAACTCTTCAATAGAAGTATGGAAACCTTCAATTTTCCATACTTCTTTTTCAGCTATTTTTGCATCTTCCAGATTTTCCCAAACCTTGGCATCAGGATTATCCCAACCCTTTACAAAATAAACTATTCCAGGCGGCGATGCTCGGGCCCAGTCAGGGACAATCCCCGACACGAATTCATTTGTGCCACCTAATCGAATCTTATATGTCATTATGCAGTATCCTTGTAGTGTTGTTTTAGAACTTCTTCATAAGTATTAAACGCTCGTTCAAACTTCATTCCGTATATTGTGTGTAATCCAATCAAAGCATTTGCTAATTTATCTTGATCTTTATGCAAATCCTTATCGATAACTTGGTCATACAACAATTTAACATCATCTACCAACTGCCAACATTCCATAATATGTTGTTCTAAATTTTGCATTTTACTTATTACGCAGACTCTTGCATATCTTTACGATTTGCTATGCCCTGATATTCACAGAATCGAACAAACAAACCTAATTGACGACCAAAAGCTTCAATTTCCCAAGGATAATCCCAATAGTTGATATCAGCCATATCGAACTTGGTCTTGTTAAAGCGAACCATATCCCGCTCTACATACTCGTACATTTCACCCCTCGCCCATTGCTTGACATGAACCATCTCATGCGCGAGAGTGATAAGAATATTACGAATAGTACAGCTCGTATCCAGAGTGATAGTAAATTCTTTGGGTCGAACGCTGTCGTCTTCCCAAATCGCAGTTCCTTCGTTACCATCCTCACTAAGCAGATTTTTATTGAGATTAATATTAATCTCCAAACCAGCGATGAGTCTCTTACCCATCAACTTCTCAGCATACCACCACGCCGCAGTTTTTACTATCTTACGAGTTAGTTTGTTGGAACCTGTAACCTTAACTAACATGATCAATCTCTCTCATTTCTCATCATACCCTATAGTACCACACTCAACAAGGTTTGTCAACAGCTAATTTAGGCTGCTTCCTTCATAATTTCTTCACACAATTCCAGAACTTCTTCCTCGGTAAACCTTGCAAAAGCACGCCGATAGTCCGCCACCCGCTCCCTAGTGACACTCATCTTGATACCAATGGTATTATCTGGTGCTTTACCATTGTCTTTACCCAAAGCACCAACAGTAGGCGTGTCAATAACACAACGGAGATATTCCATCATGCGTGGGGTAACCCGACGACTCCGTTCCGTGCTTTCCATATATCGTTTCTTCATAACAACCTCTTCATTTCTCACTATACCTTATTCTACCATATGAAACAGGGTTTGTCAAGGGCAAGGCACCAAAAATCGTAGCATCTAAGTGCTTGATTCTAAACAGTAAATGAAAAAAATTCTAAGGCCCTGATTCTAAACGATTTTCAAAAAAAGTTCGATAATCCATCCACCCATCATCGGTCTGAAACCCCCAAATCCTCGTTCTGCGGCCATGCCAAAAGAGGGTCCAACAGGGGCTGTTCTCCTTTAGTTCCAACCAGTGCATATCGGTAGATTTCTGGGTTCTCCACGATCCAGGCCCTCTCCAGAACGTCCCAGCAGGTGTATGTTCGTAATACCCCCCACTGATGATAAATGTTCCCCAATTCCACGGGTGGTCGTGTAGGATGGGCTCATCTGACAGGAGGATTTTATGCAGATAGGCATTAAACGGTACGTTCACGTTCCGTTCTAGGTGATCTGATTTCTCTCGAAATATCAAATGATGTCGGATCATATATGGTTTATTATGAGAACGATCATGAATGATCCGTTTTCTTGTGAGAGGCATTATTCAAATATCCTGTTATGAGTATTATTAACTCTAACAAATGTGGTACACTTTGATAAATCCTTTAACCTTCGCGCACCAACATAAGTACAAGCAGATCGAATACCACCAAGAATATCTGTAACAGTATTTTCAACTGGACCGCGATATGGTATGGTCACTGTCTTACCTTCTTCTCCACGATATTCTCTATTGGAATGTCCATGTCTATCCATTGCAGTCTTGGAAGCCATTCCATAAAATTCCATACCAATTGGTTCTGGGTTATCATCTTCAAAAACCAATTTGCCATCACATTCTTCATGTCCAGCAAGCATACCAGCGGTCATAACAAAATCTGCACCAGCAGCAAAGGCTTTAACAATATCTCCACTAGAATTACATCCACCATCTGCTATTATGTGACCCCCCAAACCATGTGCAGCATCAGCACATTCAATCACAGAACTTAACTGTGGATATCCTATTCCTGTTTTAATACGAGTAGTACATACACTACCGCCGCCGATACCCACTTTAACAATATCAACCCCTGCAACTATTAATTCAGCTACCATATCAGCAGTTACAACATTTCCAGCAATAATGGTTGCAGCAGGTAGGAGATTTTCTCTTAAATATTTAATTGCATCTATGAAATTAATCGTATATCCATTTGCAACATCTAATCCCACAAATGCTATATCAGGAAAGGTGGTTATAACTCCCGATAATTCCAATAACTCATTATTCGATATACCAGACATTACACAGAGTTTATCTTTACGCTCTGCTTGTCTCCATTTTTTACCATCTTTATTATAATGTCTAGCAATACATGTTGTCATTCCATGTTTACTTAATTCATTATGCATTTCAAATGTACCAGTAGTGTCCATGTTACTTGCCATAACAGGAATACCTGTCCATTCTTTACGACTATGATAAAACGTATAGGTTCGTTCCATCTCAACATCAAACCGTGAAGTAAGTGCTGATCTTTTAGGACGAATTAATACATCTGAATAATCTAACTTGATATCGTCTTCAATTATCATCCGTTAGCTGGACCTGCTGTTTGGGGGTAAACATGATGATTATCTTCGACAACCATATATTCATCATTCCAATGAAATGCTTCCTTCACTACAGGAGCAGAAAGTCCCTTATATACTTGATGCAACTTCTTATCTTTTGCAGCAACAAGAACCGCTGCTTCACTTTCATGAAGGCCCTCTAACATCTGAACAAACATAGTTTCTCGTTTATTTTGAGTGATCAGATTATCACCACCCTTAATGAAATGGTATAACTTACGAGATTCGTAAGATAAAGAAGCATGTTCTGTTCCTTCTGGTGCTTCATTACGAGTATATGGAACATCACCTTGAGGAAGGGCCCATTCAATATTTGAATCAAAAGATGATTTGATTACCATTCTTAAAGATTGGTGGTCATGTTCTCGTAGAATATTAACCTTTTCCTGTTTAGTCTTAACTTTTGAAACCTTTTCCAAGATTTCTGATATTAGTAAATTCATTTTAAAATTCTCCTATAGATTCAGTGAGATTTTTCAATCTCTTTTGTATAAAGTAATTTAGTAGTTTGCTACGATCACCAAAGGGAGCTTCATTATATGAATTAATTATTTCCTTAGTAAGTTCTTCTGGCGTATAAGTCAAATCAATTAACTTTCTATTTCTTTGGTAATTTCTTTTCACTTCATCATTGGGTGCAACATCATCAAAATCATGTTCCATCCATGAAGCAATTTTATTTTTGCCTAGGGGCTTTTGTCGTAGTCCATCAGTAAAAGTATTGTCAGGGGATAATACGTTTGGAACACCATCACTAGTATCCCCCTTAAAAATATGTTCTTTAAGATATTCGCCAGGATTTTCACCATTTACATTTTTCTTTGTAATTGGACTATATTGTTTTACATTAGGATATTTTTGAAGCTGAATAAAATCTTTATCACCAGAAATTATCATAATTTCCTCTGAAATGGTTGCACAAAGAATTCCTATGATATCGTCAGCCTCTGCACCATATACTTCTAAAAACTTATATGGTAGGTTATTTTTAAGTTCATTTTTTATTTCATTGAGGCAAAGAAAAATTGCGTCCCAATCATGTGCAGATTTTTCTCTACTCTTACGTCTTCCAAATTTATATTCTGGAAAATAGTCACGCCTCCAATAGTGTTTGGAGTCATAACACAAAACCAATTCGCCAAATTCAGAAGAAAAACGAGTGCGATACATACGAAGAGAATTGAGAATCATATGTCTTACCATCTTCTCATCAATCTCTATAGACTTACTCATATGCAAGTGCATCATAATACTTGCAACAGAAATCTGATTCATATCAACTAAAATCATTATTCAATTACCATATTAGCATTAAAACTCATACTTCTTCGTTCACCCTTACTTTTAAAAGGATATACAAAATGTTTCAACCATGATGGAAATACTAACATCTTACCCACTACTGGTTTAAACTTTAAATTGTCACTTCTAAAATTTTGATTTTCACCAAACATAAATTCTATTAATCCATTTGCTGGATAATGATCTTCAAAATCTTCTTCTATTTCTTTGTGCATATTGGGGGGCATTTTAAGATAGATAACTGCTGAGAAATCTCCAGTATGGTGATGCCAAGGATTATATTCTCCGGCATATTGACTGACTACCCAACTATGGGTCAAATGTATATTAGCTAATGTTGGAACAACATCACCAGCAAGTTTCTTCCATGCATGATGATTACCTTGTTTTATAGATTCCTTTAGATAATCAACACATGCACCCCTCATAGTAGTAAAAAGAAGTTCCCTATGTTCTTCATTTCTAACAGGGATTTGAATTTCTTTATATACCTTACCTACAAGTTTATGTGACCAATCCCATTCAACGCTTGCAATTTCACTATCTAGAACCTTGTCAGCAGTATCGTTGACAATTTCTACGAACTTGTCTGAAACAGTGGATTCCATTATCGTTGGGGAAAAGGGTCTATGAAATTTCGGGGTCATCATAATTATCATCAAATAATTTAATAT